TCCAGACTGGGTGTTGTTACAAGACACTTATGCCAAGCAATGGCTAAAAGATTATACACTGGCAGTTTGCAAAACCATGCTGGGAGAAGCACGCTCTAAATTTGCGTCAATTGCTGGTCCAGGACAAGCAATACAGATGAATGGTGGCGATTTGAAAACCAGCGCAAAAGAAGATTTTGAAAGATTAGACAAAGAGCTTGACACTTATGTGGCAGGCGGTACTGGTTACACATTCGTAATCGGTTAAGGATAAACAATGCCAATAAAAGTCTCGCAATTAAATGACCTAGCAACAGTTGATGCAGGCACACTGTTTTCAGTAGTTGACACTGCGGGCACTTTGGTCAGTAAAAAAGCCACGGCATTGAATGTGGCCAGTTATATACTAACTGGCAACGCGGCATCTGCTACAAAACTTGTAACTCCACGCACTATCAACGGTGTGAGTTTTGATGGCTCTGCTAACATCACGATCACAACATCGCTACCAACAGCGTCAACTTCAGTTCTTGGCGGCGTCAAAGTTGACGGGTCAACCATTACTATTAATGGTAGTGGTGTTATAAGCGGAAGCCAATTATACACACTGCCGGCTGCTACAAGTAGTACTATTGGCGGCATTATCAAAGGAAACGGATTACAAGTAAAGAATGACGGAACACTGTCAACTACGACTACACCAACATTTCACGGATTTGTGGTAAATGCAAACGGCGATCTTGAATACACTAAAATGACATCTGGTGACTTGGCGGTTGCTAACGGAGATGCCACAGAACAATATGTAATGTGGGAAATAGGAACAAGTGACTATAGTTGGAAAATTACAGCCGACGGACTTTTACAAATAGAGTACACTGATAGTGACATATAAATATAAGATAACAGGAATATAAGATGGGAATTTCTACAATTTCAATAGGTAAGGTAAAGTTTAATTGGCGAGGCGCATGGGCCACCGCCACCGCATATACTAAAGACGATGTAATTCGATTTGGTGGTAAAAGTTATTCTTGTTTAATTGCGCACACTGCCAATGCTAGTTTTTATGTTGATTTAACAGCAAGCCGCTGGTCGCTAATGACCGACGGAACACAATGGACAAGTTTTTGGAATATCTCAACCAGCTACAAAATAGGCGATTTAGTAAAATATGGCGGCAATATTTATATTGCAAACACAGGACATACATCTAGTTCTACAATACCTAATTTTTATAACGATATTGCCAATTGGGATCTATATTCCGCAGGATTCAGTTGGGAAGGTGCTTGGCAAGGAACAAAGTTTTTTAAAATTAACGATGTAGTATCTTTTGGTGGCAACGCATACTTATGTAATACTCAACACACAAGTGGTGCGGCCACTACTGCTGGTTGGGAAACTCATGAAAGTAAATGGACACCATTTGTTCAAGGGCAACAGTTTGAAGACAGCTACAATGGATCAACAATTTACCAGAAAGGTGATATTGTACGTTACGGCGGATATCTTTTCATAGCCACTAACGAAACAACTGGCAACTTACCAACCAATGTGACTTATTGGAGTGTATTCAGTACAGGATTTACAAATCAAGGAACCTATTCTAATGTTACTGCATATAAACCTGGCGATTTAGTTAGGTACGGCGGCCTAGTTTATGTAGCAAAATCTGACACAACTGGCAACAATCCAACCAATGCCACATATTGGGATTTGGTAGTCGATGGATTCAACTGGGCTGGCGCATGGTCATCATTAACCACATATCAAAAAGGCAACGTTGTTGAACGCACAGGCAGTTCTTATGTTAGTTTAACATCCAACAATTTAAATAATACACCAGGCTCAAGTCCAAGCAACTGGGAATTAATGATGCAAGGCAGTGGAGATAATGTAACAACCACTGCTGGTGATATAGCCTATAGAAATAGCTCTGCGCTAACTAGGTTAGGCATTGGTGGTGTAGGACAAGTATTGCGTGTAAACAACGCCACCACAGCACCGGAGTGGGCAAGTATTAGCGGTAACAAACAATACTATGTTGATACTGATAACGGAGTAGATACTACAACCCGTGGAAGTCAAACAGCGCCGTGGGCAACTATTAAGTATGCTTGTACACGAATAACTGGACCTGCGGTGTTATTTGTTAAGGCAGGCACTTATACAGAATTATTACCAATCACAGTTCCAGCACAAGTATATGTTGTGGGTGACGGAGTGCGTACTACATTTATTCAACCTGCTTCAGGCGATGAACAAAAAACCATGTGGTTAGTGAGTGATAGTAGTATGCTGACTCGCATGACGTTTAAAGGATTGAAAGGATATGTACCGGCAGTTAATCCTGAAGACATAACAAACGCAACTATTGGTGGTGTATATGTGGCACTTAATTCTGCTAGTCCTATTCTTACTAAATCTCCTTACATTGTTGAATGTAGTTGTTTTAGTGATGACACTGGCCTTGGCGGCGCAGTTGGTGCAATAGTTGACGGCAGTGTACACGCCAGCGGAAATAAATCCATGCTGTTCCATGCGTTCACTTGTATTAACGATAACGGTGTTGGCTACTGGATTAAGAATGGTGGCAAAGCAGAAATAGTCAGTTGCTTTACTTACTTTTGCCATATAGGTTACGCCACAACTGGCGGCGGAAAAATTCGTGCGCTAAACGGCAACAACTCATACGGTACGTATGGAGCAGTTTCAGCAGGATATGATACCGCAGAAGTTACCACTAATCAAGTGGGAACAATTTACGGTGCTCAACTGAGTTATAGCGGATTAACTGGTGGCGATTTTTCAACAGGTAACACAATCACCGGTGCTACATCAGGAGCAACTGCCACAATTACCAACGTTCAAGCAAGTGTTACCAAAGTATACTACAAACTTAACACCGGCACGGCATTACAAAACAATGAAACAATTAGTAACGGTGCTGGAGTAAGTGCGGCTATTACCAGTGCTGGATTACAAAATCAACAGGGATTTGTACTAGTAGTAACCGGATTTGGTGCTGAACCAAAACCAGGCGCATCTGTTAGTATTGCTGGCGACACATACAGTTATGTTATTCAAGCAGTTAGCGGAACTTATGTAAACAGTAGCAGCCGAGTAGTGTTAGTGCTAGCTCAAGAAAAACCAACGGGTTCGGCTGACGGTACAGGTGTTACTATTAGATATGCCTACAGTCAAGTACGACTAACTGGTCATGACTTTTTAAGTATAGGTACTGGTGGAAAAACTAGTACTAACTATCCAGGATTCCCATCACAGAATGCTAGTCAGGGCAATGAAGTGATTGAAAATTATCCAGGGCGTGTTTACTATGTGTCAACAGACCAAGATGGTAACTTCCGTGTTGGAGCATATTTTGCAGTTGATCAAGCCACTGGTAGCGCCACATTAAATGCCAACGCATTTAACTTGTCAGGATTATCAAGTTTACGACTAGGTAGTATCGGAGCCCAGTTAGGCGAACTAGTAAATGAGTTTTCAAGTGACTCAACACTAAGCGGAAATTCAAACAGTGCTGTTCCTACAGAGCAGGCAACAAAACAATATTTTACCAAGATTTCTACCAACGTAGTACCGTCAGTTAATAATTCTTTTGACCTTGGAATTACTGGCACTAGATGGAATGATATTTTTGCCGACGGTACTATTAATTTTGGTGGAACCAGTTACCTGCTGATACCAAAAGGCAACGATGCCGCCCGTCCAGGAACAGCTGCCTCGGGAATGATAAGATTTAATACAACTAGTGGAAACTTTGAAGGTCACAACGGATCTGCTTGGACACCACTAGGCGGGTTGACTAACATTAATATTGACTCAGCTGCCAGTCCGTATGCGGCTTCAGCGTTTCAGTTCTTGTGGATTGACACAAGTCTCGGAGCAGTAACAGTAACACTGCCAGCATCACCAAATCAAGGTGACGAAATAAGATTCATTGATGTGTCGGGCACATTTGACACTACTAATTTAACCATAGCAAGAAACGGAAAACCAATTCAAGGTGATGCCGCCAACATGACTGTGTCAACAGAACGTGCGGCATTTAGTTTAGTATATTACAATTCAACCAACGGTTGGTTATTTAAGGATAGATAAAAATGGCAGAGTATTCAGCTAAAAAATATAGTAACGCATTAAAAAACCCAGTTATTGAGGGTACTGATGCTATGATTGTTCCAAAAGGCACTAGTGCCGAACGAGTAACCACAACTCCGGGGGCAGTGAGATACAATACCGATAATGGTGTCCTAGAACAATATAATGCTACCGGGTGGGCTGGTATAGATGCCGCACCACTCATA